GCTAGAGGTATAGATTTAAAAGTAGATGAAAAAAATCCTAACATTGTTTATTTTCAAGATACTTATCTTTCTAAATCAAAAGAATCAGGTGGTGTGAATGCTATGATTGCTATAGATTTAGATACTAAAGACGTTTACACTATGATTTCAGATAAACATGACATGTTATTAAATTTAAAACCTTTTGGAAGAACAGCGTCTGATAGGCTTACTGTTACTGTCCCAACAAAAAGAAACTATGTAGATACAAACCAAAAAGGTGGCCACACTCCACGAAACTACCAAGCAGAAGCTCAAGCATCTTTAGATCAACTTAATAAATATGGTTTAAAAATTCCAGAGGATAATGTTTTATCTGTGCCTACTTACGATCGAATAACTGGTCGCATACCTACAGGGGTAAAAAATAAACCAATAAGTCGTGGTAAAAATATAAACATATCTCTTTTAGAAACAATAGCCAACGCTAAAAGTATAGAAAAAGTAGGTGGTGTTTACAAAGTAGATGGTAAAAGAATGAGTAAGGCTGACTTAGATAGCGGTGTAGATGTAAACGCTTCTATTATAGAACATTTTGCAGACAAAGCAACTGCAAGCGATTGGGGAGTTTTTACTAGACGTTTAGGTGAACTTATTTTAGTTACGGGAGAATCTGCAACTGTAGAAGAAGAAAAACAAAGTAGAGTTCTTGATTCGCTAAAGAAAAAAACTAGGCAAGAGATGCAAGGAGTACAATAATGTTTGGATTACCAGTAGAAGCAATATCAATGTTAGGCTCTACCGCTTTAGGTGGGGTTATGAAGATGTGGTCACAGTCTCAAGCAGACAAAGCAGAGCAACACAAGATGATGCTACAAGCTAATCAGCAAGTTCAGGAAAGTGTAGACAGCGCAAGAGCGTACCAGAATCCTAACGCTGCTTGGATACGTAGGTTTATTGTGGTTACTGCAATGTTAGCTGGTATCGGTATTGTTTTTATGGCTCCTCTTTTAAACCAAGTTACAAACATACCAGTAGAAGTTACACAAGGTAGTAAGTTCTTATTTGGTATCTTTGACAGTACCCACACTGTTACAGAGTATCTTACCCTAGAAGGTTGGGTAACTCCAGAGTGGTTGCCAGTATCTATAATGAACATCATAGGTTTCTACTTCGGTAGTGCTGCAATGACAAGGAACAAGTAATGGCTACAAAGAAAAAAACTAAGTCTAAGTCTAAAGTAAACGAAGCAGGTAACTACACTAAACCTGCTATGCGTAAGCGATTGTTTAATAAAATTAAAGCAGGTACTAAGGGTGGTAAGGCAGGTCAGTGGTCTGCAAGAAAAGCTCAGATGCTTGCTAAAGAATACAAAGCTGCTGGTGGAGGTTACAAATAATGAAAGGTGTTAAACACTACAAACGAGATGGAACAGAGTGGAAAGGTGCTACACACAAGATGCCTAATGGTCAACTGCATACAGGTAAGACCCACGGTAAAACTAGTCAACGGTTATACCATTTAAAAGAATTATCTAAGAAAGCACAGAAGAAAGCTCGTGGCTCTTAAAAAACCTCAGAAGTCACTCAAGAAGTGGTCTAAACAAAAGTGGCGTACTAAGTCTGGTAAGAAATCTTCGGAGACAGGAGAGCGTTACCTACCTACAAAAGCCATCAAAGCTTTGTCGAGTAAGGAGTATGCTGCAACTACTAAAAAGAAACGTGAAGATACTAAGAAAGGTAAGCAACACAGTAAACAACCTAAAAAGATAGCTAATAAAACTAGGAGGTATCGTAAAAAATGATGCGAGAAGAATACAAGAAAGGTGGTAAAGCTAAGGACTCGCGCTTAAAAAGAGCAGGTGTTAGCGGATACAACAAACCTAAACGAACTCCTAAGCATCCAACTAAGTCGCACGTAGTTGTAGCTAAGCAAGGTGATAAGGTTAAGACTATACGCTTTGGTCAGCAGGGAGTTAAGACTGCTGGTAAACCTAAAGCTGGTGAGTCACGTACACAGAAGATGAGACGTAAATCATTTAAAGCTCGGCATGGTAAAAACATTGCTAAGGGTAAAATGAGTGCAGCTTATTGGGCAGACAAAGTGAAATGGTAATGAGTTTAATTCAAGTAACATTCGTAATTTTTCTTGTGGTGATACTTAGAGAGGTTATTAAAGACAGATCAAAATGAACGATGTATTTACACTAATAGCTGAGGTAGGGTTTCCCATTGCAATGTCACTTATAGGTGGCTTTTTTATTTTTCTTACCATAAAGTACATACTTCAATCTGTTATCGGAGAAGTAAATGCAATACATAATATTGTGTTTAATCTTGACAACAGAGTTAAAACAATGAATCACGACATGGTTAGGATAGATTGTACTATGTGTACAGTTTTAGGTATACGACCAGACTTAGATAGAATATCTAGAGCTAATGGAAAAGAAGATGCGAGGAGAGATTAGTGAACGTAGCACAGATTATTGGAGAGTATGGTTTTCCTATTGTAGCTACGGTAGGTTTGCTGTACATGATTTACTTCATATGGGAGTTTATAACCAAACAAATAAAGGCCAAACTAGGAGAGACAATGGGGACTCTAGTCGGCTTGATAGATCGCATAAGGATGTTGGACAATGACATTATACGGCTGCAACAAAAACTAGACACGGTTATAGAGTTACGTGAAATTGAAAACAAAAACGACAATGAAACTACTACTTAGCATTGCATGTAGTTTATTTTTAAATACCATTTCTGCTGATGAGATGTTATTTAAATTTAAGAGTCCTAGTTTTTCTGGTAACGGTACGTCAGCGCACTACCTTACTATAGAAAACCAAGAACACAGTCGTGAAGAAAAGATTAAAGAGGAAATTCAAGCGTATAAAGAAGAACTAGTACGTGACCAAAATAACACAACGCTTGCTAGGTTTATTCGTAACTTAGAAAGTCGCATATATGCAGAGTTATCTAGGCAGCTAGTAGACAATATGTTTGGAGAAACTAAATCAGAAAGCGGAAGCTTTACACTAGAAGGTAATAAGGTGGATTATAGTACAGATGGAAGTTTTGTCTCACTTAAAATTACAGACACCGAAGGCGGTCAAACTACTATCACTGTTCCTATTGGTAGCTTTACTTTCTAGCTGTGCAAATACAGGGGGTATGCGAGGACATATATCTCCCAAAATAGAACAACCAGTTATACGAAAGCTTCTTATAAAAGAACTTGCAAGAGTAGACGCACCAACTAAAAAACCCGTAGTTGCGGTGTATGCAGGAGCTTTCTTAGATGACACAGGGCAGAGAAGAAGCAACGGGGAGTATGCAAGCTTCAGTACTGCCGTAACTCAAAAGCCTGTAGCGTATCTTATACGAGCGTTACACCACGCAGGTTCTGAAAAACGTGGGTTCTTCGATGTAGTCGATAGAGTAGGGCTAGAGCATCTTGCAAAGGAAAGGCAACTTATTAGGTCAGCTAGAGCAGACTTTGATGAGAAACAAAAGTTAAAGCCTTTACTTTTTGCAGGGTTGCTTATGGAGGGAAGTGTCGTAGGTTACGAAAGTAATGTGCTTTCTGGAGGTTCTGGAGCAAGGTACTTAGGTATCGGAGCTTCCAGAAAATACAGACAAGATATTATTACTGTATCATTAAGAACAGTTTCTGTACTTACTGGTAGGGTACTAATAGAAACTTTAGTAACTAAAAGTGTCCTAAGTGTAGGATACAACCAAGATGTTTTTAAATTTGTAGCTCAAGGAACTGAACTAATAGAGATTGAGAATGGTTCGGTGCAGAATGAATCAATAAACATTGCCCTTCAAGCAGCAATAGAGACAGCAGTACTACAAACTATTAACGAAGGGGTAAGCAAAAAATACTGGGAGATAAAAAATGATTAAAGCGTTTATATTATTTTTCTCTGTTATGCTTTGTGTTTTAGCTGACAACGAAATATGGATAGACCAATCAGGTGCTACGGCGAATATCGATTTGGAACAACAAGGGGGAGGCAACCTTATAGGTGGTGTCGGTTCTTCAGCAGGTTCTCTTACAGATTTTGATTTTATCGGTACGACTAACACATTAGATATAAATCAAATAGGTTCAAGCAACCTTTGGAAAGGAGACATAACAGCAGACTCGTACACTGGATTTTTTCAGTTTACAGGTGATTCAAATGATATGACAGTTTCAACTGATACAAGCAATACGTATGGAGCAGACAGTTCTAATGTAAATGTCAACGTAACAGGAAGCAGTAATACAATGACTCTTAATCAAGCAACTAGCGCAGCAGCAAGTACTCTTGATTTAGATTGGATAATACAGGGAAGTAATAACACAATTACATCTAGCATAAACATTGATCAAGCAACGAACTACATGGATATTGACGGCAGCGACAATACTGTAACCTATACAGGTACAGGTGTTAACGCCAGCTCAGGTGGTTATATGTGGTTAGATCATACAGGAGGTTCAAGGACATTCAGTGTTTCACAAACAAGTACACAAAACAACGATTGGGTTAAAATTACTAGTAACGGTTCTAATGGTACTTTTTGTGTTGACCAAGACGATCAGGGAACCACTACAGGCTGCTGACATAGGAGCTATATCAGAGCTTAACGGTCGTGGCAGGATAATTAGAGGCAAGGAGTTAGGAGCAGAGCTTAACTTAGGCATACAATCGCTAGATAATGTAGAAACTTCTAGAGGTAGAATGGCTATAACTTTTGAAGATGACAGTAAAGTAAAACTTACTGAGCATAGCAAGCTACTAATCAATGAGTACAT